AGTTTAATATGGTAAAACAGTATTTGACTTTGCTCTAGAGCAAATGTATAATAGAAAAACAAGGAGTATTTTATGTCACAACCCAAAACTTTCAATGGCGATCAAAAGATCAAACTCGTGCAAATTATCAATGAGGGCATGCAAGTCATGCATGAAATTGATACATTACAAGGTGGTCTCAATGACACCATCAAAGCTGTTGCAGAAGAACTTGAAGTCAAACCTGCTATTCTTAAAAAAGCAGTCAAGTTAGCACACAAAGCCAGCTTTGGTCAAGAGAAACAAGACCACGAAACACTAGAAACAATTTTAGAAACCGTTGGCAAAACTCTATAAATATCTGTCTCAACAGCGAGTCGCTCACGTTAAGAGCATGAATCACGGCTTACCGGCCACAAACGGAGACTATGAGTTATATTGACGCACTTTTTGATCGTGAACACGATCGCATTCATGTAGTAGAACGTCGAGATGGCGTGAGGAAATACCAAGAGTATCCTGCCAACTACATCTTCTACTATGACGATGCCCGAGGCAAGTTCCAAAGCATCTACGGCACACCTGTTAGTCGTTTCAGTACCCGCAACAACAAAGAATTCCGCAAGGAAGTCAAAATGCACTCCAGCAAGCAATTGTACGAGAGTGATATCAACCCAATCTTTCGTTGTTTAGAAGAAAACTACAAAGACCAAGACGCTCCAGAACTCAATGTTGCATTTTTCGACATTGAGGTAGACTTTGACAAAGAGCGAGGTTTTTCGCCAGTGAGTGATCCATTTAATCCCATCACTGCAATCTCAGTCTACCTAAACTGGTTGGATCAATTGGTCACACTGGCAGTTCCTCCCAAAGGGTTGACGTGGGAGACTGCACAAGAACTAGTGAAGGACTTTGAAAACACACTGCTGTTTGAACGAGAAGAGGACATGATCAAAACATTCCTAGACTTGATTGAAGATGCAGATGTGTTGTCAGGATGGAACTCAGAGGGCTACGATATTCCATATACTGTGAATCGTTGCACTCGTGTGTTATCAAAAGACGACACACGCAAATTCTGCTTGTGGGGACAACTGCCCAAGATGCGCATGTTCGAACGCTTTGGCAGTGAGAATCAAACATATGACTTGGTTGGTCGTGTGCATATGGATTATATGCAACTGTATCGCAAGTACACATACGAAGAACGTCATAGTTATAGTTTAGATGCCATTGGTGAATATGAACTCAATGAGCGCAAGACACAGTTTGAAGGCACACTGGATCAGTTGTATAATCAACACTTTAAAAAGTTTATTGAATACAACAGGCAAGATACCTTGCTATTACACAAACTGGATCGTAAACTACAGTTCTTGGCTCTAGCAAGTGAACTGGCACATGCCAATACTGTGTTGCTCCAGACCACAATGGGTGCTGTGGCAGTGACTGAACAGGCCATTATTAATGAAGCCCATGAACGTGGCATGGTGGTACCCAATCGCAAGCAACGTCTTACAGATGATGACACACAGGCCGCAGGTGCGTATGTAGCTTATCCTAAAAAGGGCTTGCATGATTGGATTGGATCAGTCGACATTAACAGTCTGTATCCTTCGGCCATTCGTGCCATGAACATGGGTCCAGAAACTGTGGTGGGGCAACTGCGTCCCATCATGACTGACCACTACATTAAAGAAAAGATTGCCAAGGGTGCAAGTTTTGCGGCTGCATGGGAGGGCTTGTTTGGCAGTTTAGAATACACTGCGGTAATGGAACAACAACGTGGCACAGAGATCACCATTGACTGGCAAGATGGCACAGAAAGCACACACTCGGCAGCAGAGATTTGGACCATTATGTTTGATAGCAATCAGCCCTGGATCATGAGTGCAAATGGTACCATCCTTACATATGAGAAGAAGGGTATCATCCCGGGCTTGCTGGAACGTTGGTACTCAGAACGTAAAGAACTGCAGGCCAAGAAAAAAGAGGCCAAGGACAAAAAAGAAGAAGCATTCTGGGACAAGCGACAACTGGTCAAGAAGATTAACTTGAATTCGTTGTATGGTGCTATTTTGAATTCAGGTTGCAGATTCTTTGATCACAGAATTGGACAGTCAACTACCTTGACTGGTCGTGCCATTGCCCGGCACATGGATGCACACATTAACGAATGCATCACAGGCATCTATGATCACACAGGCGAAGCTATCATCTACGGTGACACAGACTCCTGCTACTTCACTGCTTGGCCAGTGCTGAAGAAGGAAGTAGAGGAAGGTCGTATGGAGTGGTCAAAGGAAACTGCCATTGCATTATATGACTCAATTGCTGAACAAGTTAATGCGAGTTTTCCAGGCTTTATGGAACAGGCATTTCACTGCCCACGTGAAATGGGTGCATTGATTGCGGCAGGTCGAGAACTGGTAGCGGATCGCGGATTGTTTATCACAAAGAAACGCTATGCGGTGAACATCATTGACCTTGAGGGCAAGAGACTGGACGTAGACGGCAAGAAAGGCAAGACCAAGGCCATGGGACTGGATCTAAAGCGCAGTGATACACCCAAGGTTATTCAAGACTTCTTGTTGGAAATTCTAAATAGTACATTGCATGGTGCTGACAGAGAGTCCATTGTGGCACGTATTCGTGAATTCAAGTACGAGTTTATGGAACGTCCAGGTTGGGAAAAAGGTAGTCCCAAGCGTGTGAACAACTTGACCAAGTATGCGGCAGAAGAAGCCCGCCTTGGCAAAGCCAACATGCCCGGACATGTTAGGGCCGCAATGAACTGGAATCAAATGCGTAGGATGAATGGCGACAATTACTCAATGCAGATTGTGGATGGTATGAAAACTATTGTGTGCAAACTCAAGTCAAACGCACTTGGCTGGACCAGCATTGGTTATCCTACAGACGAGCAAAGATTGCCCACTTGGTTTACTGAACTACCGTTTGATGACGGACTTATGGAAGCAACTGTTGTGGACCAAAAGGTTGACAACTTGCTAGGTGTGCTGGAATGGGATTTGGCAGCGGCGACCAACACAGAAAATACATTTACCAGTTTATTTGCATTCGAATGAAACTCAGCGACATTGTTTATTATCGTAACCATCTAGACAGCGTTAACACAGATGCTGTCAAGCACAATGCCATGCGTGAACTAGATGCCATGCGGCACGTGGTTGATCATGGCGGAGTTAAGATTGGCAATTACGCCGATCTAATCCATGACAAATATAGTTCAGCTGTGAATGCTGTTGCTGAAATGACCGCAGTCATGCATAATTTACGTGACGAGCTTGATTTGATAATTGAGCACCATACTGCAGAATACATGTCTGAGAGCACCAGAATGTACGAACAAGATATGTGTTGGGAGACTAATGATTATATTCTTGGGCGTAAACTGCACATTGACGATGCTAGCAATATAATGTTGCGTAGCAGGCTAAGAAATTATACTGACTGGCGGGTACCTGGGTTGATTATTCGTCCAGGATGCGAAACATTTATTGAAGATCTTGTGCCCCTAGACCCACTGTACATTGTTGACCATCACATGGATCTTATCGCACCTGGCATGGCAGGATTCAATGAAGTGTACAAATCTAGATTGCGTCCATACGTGATCAACGAAACTGATGAACACATACTCGGGTGCTTACCAGATGGCCAGTTTGGATTTGTGTTTGCCTACAACTTTTTCAATTACAAACCATACGAATTGTTGCAACGCTATCTGCAAGAGATGTATCAAAAGATGCGACCAGGTGGTGCAGTAATTTTAACATTTAATGACTGTGATCGAGGACATGGGGTGGCATTAGTGGAATCCAATTTCATGTGCTACACCCCCAAGCATAAAGTTATTAACTATGCCGAATCTCTTGGATTTGATCTCAGTCATGATCATACCGGACTTGGCGACGTAAGCTGGTTAGAATTTCGCAAGCCTGGAAAGATAACCAGCCTGCGAAGCGCACAACCTTTGGCAAAAATTATTTCAAAATAGCTTGCTAAATCTAAATAAACCCTGTATACTTAAACACTTAGGAGAAAATTATGAAAGACTGTCTATTAGACTTGGTACAACACACACACGATCTTGGTTGCATTGACCTTGTGAAGATTGTAGGAGACGAGAACACTACACAAATTGAGGGCCTTGCAGAAGATTTGAGCGTGGTGGTCAAAGGCGAATACAAAAATCCAGTGCCCGATTTTGTTGGCACGTTTGGTATGCCTAACTTGAACAAACTCAAAACGCTATTGAGCTTGCAAGAATACAAGGAAGATGCCAAACTTACTATCACACGCAAAACGCCTACGGAGCCAGATGGCATTGACTTTGTGAACAAAACAGGCGACTTTAAAAACAACTATCGATTTATGACATCAGGTGTTGTAAGCGAGAAGTTAAAGACCGCAAAGATGAAACCAGTGACTTGGCATATTGAATTTGAGCCCACAGTTGCTAGTATCATGCGATTGAAAATGCAAATGAGTGCCAACACAGAAGAACCAAACTTTCAGGTCAAAACTGATGGCACAGACTTGAAGTTTTACTTTGGTGATCATTCCACACATGCTGGCAACTTTGTGTTTCAACCTGATATAACAGGACAGTTGAAACGTGCGTGGGCTTATCCAGCCAAACAATTTGCCAGCATCATGGACCTGACTGGCGACAAAACTGTTCGCATCAGCGATGATGGTGTTGCACAAATCACAGTAGACTCCGGTGTTGCTGTTTACAACTATCTCTTACCAGCACAAAGCAAGTAATGACTGAGCCTGTAGTTCAAGACAACTTAACTGCCAAGCAGAGCGACTATGCTGTGTTCCTTCCGGCTATCTCGGGCTTCTACGCCACTTTTGTGGGCAAACAACGTGATCCTGTAAATGGACCATATGTAGATCCTGCTAGATTGCCGCAGGGACTAACTGACATGGAACAAATGAACTGGCTGAACAGTTCTAAAGGCTTGTTTCCTTACAAATGGTCGCTGTATTCTGGTGGTCATGCCAACTTGGACTTGAACAAGCCGGACTGGTCAGAGGACATGGTTCGTAATCGTGATCCTAACACTATCATGCTTGGTGACTCTGGTGGATTCCAGATTGCCAAAGGCTTGTGGGAAGGTGACTGGAAAGCCAATTCAGGCTGTGCCAAAGCACAAAAGAAACGTGAGTCTGTGTTGACTTGGTTGGACACTATTAGTAACTATGGCATGGGGCTGGATATTCCTACTTGGGTGGTAAATGATCCACATGCAAGTTCTAAATGTAAAATTACCACACATGCTCAAGCTGTGGCTGCTACTAAGTTTAACAACGAGTACTTTATCAAACACCGTCGAGGCAAAAATAATGGTGGTGCTAAGTTCTTAAATGTTCTGCAAGGTGCCACACATAGTGAAGCCGAGGATTGGTATCAAGAAATGAAACACTTCTGTGATCCTGCTGTGTACCCAGACCGTCACTTTGATGGCTGGGGTATGGGCGGACAAAACATGTGTGATGTACACCTGGTGCTCAAGCGACTGGTGGCACTACGCTACGACAATCTACTACAAGAGGGCCGCCATGATTGGATGCACTTCTTGGGAACCTCCAAGTTAGAGTGGGCCGTTTTATTAACTGTAATCCAAAGAGCCGTAAGAAAATATGTCAACCCACAATTCACTATCTCATTTGACTGCGCCAGTCCGTTCCTTGCCACAGCCAACGGACAAGTGTATTTTGAAAATGTCTACGAACATGGCCAAAAGTGGTCGTATCGCATGGCTCCTTCAGCCGACGACAAAAAATACGCCACAGACACACGCAAGTGGAGCCACGGAGTAGTTGCCGATGGCATCTACGATAATTGGGAAGATAGTCCACTAAGCAACCTGTTCAAGATGAAGGACATCTGTATCTACAAGCCGGGCGATCTAAATAAAATTGGCAAAGAAGGTAAAACATCCTGGGACTCATTCTCATATGCATTGCTGATGGGACATAATGTTTGGATGCACTTGACTGCGGTACAAGAAGCCAATAGACGTTTTGATGCAGGCTCACGTCCTGCCATGATGCAACGTCAAGGTGGTGACTATGCCAAGTTTGAGGACATTGTGGAAGCAATCTTTGCCGCACCAGATAGAGCCACTGCTGAAGACATAATCGAACAGTATGACTCATACTGGATGGAGATTGTGGGCACACGTGGCTTCAAAGGCAAAAAGGCCAAGAATGCCCGAACACAGTTCAAAGCATTGTTCAGTTTTGATGAGTCAGAAGTTGACACAGAACCCAATGACAGTGTACAATTAGACACCACAGCATTGTATCAACTGGAACAGGAACATCTATGAATAGAGAAGGCCACGAAAACATCAATTTGTTTATCGGACAAGAGGTAGAACATACTCCAGCACATGGACAAAAAACATTGTTTGTGGTGGGACTACAGGATGTTGATAAGATTTTAAAGATTCTTACCAATCACAAATCATATCTTGACACAGAGCGACACATAACCCATGTGTACTTTGGTGCCAACATGAGCTTTCCGCATCTGCTGGTCAATGACTACAGATGGCAGGACTGGGAAAACATGATTAAACCAGTGCTAGATGCCGGATATATGTGTACACTAGACATTGATATTGCGTGTGTGGAAGGTCTAGCAGAAAGCACATTGTGTGAATACAACAACTTTATCCCAATGATCTCGGCTAAAATTCCTTATATTCGCCTGCTCAACTATAACGCAACACTAAAGATTGATGACAAGGACTTTGATGCTACTAATCCTGGTGTATGGTGTCATAGCATACATACATTGCAAAATAGATCAAAATTTACCGCATGGTCTAAATACACAAAGGATGAATTGATTAAATGACAAATAAAAGTTTTTGCCCGGCACCATGGAACAGTTTTTTTATCAATCCCGCTGGGGCAGTAGAAAATTGTTGTGTGAGTCAAAACAAGTTGGGAAATATCAACGATGTGCCCGATATCAAGAAAATTATTTTTGCCGACAAGAACTTAAAAATTCAGCAAGACATGCTGGATGGAAAAACAATTGAGGGTTGCAAATGGTGTCACGACACCACACACAGCTTACAAAAAAGATTTTTTGATATATTCAAGGATGCTGACACCAATCCATTGTACACTGTTCCTGGACAATTTGAACTGGGATACATGGATCTTAGATGGCATAACACATGCAATCTAGCATGCATGTATTGTTCACCTACCCTGAGTTCTACCTGGGCTGATGAGCTAAAGCAATATCATAAAATTGAACGAGACAACAAGTCAGACTTGATGACCTACGTGCTAGACAATATACATACTCTCAAAGAATTATATCTGGCAGGCGGCGAACCGTTGATGTTGAAGGAAAACGAGATTGTATTGAGAGCATTGCTAGATAAAAATCCTGATTGTCATGTGCTTATCAATACAAATCTAACACAGATTAAAAACAATAAAATATTTGAACTAGCAACCAGCATGGAACATTGCTCTTGGTTAGTAAGTATTGATGCTATTGAAGATAAATTTGAATATATTCGATACCCGGCCGTGTGGTCTGAGTTCGCTGAAAACCTGCAGACTCTCAAAGGCCTAGTAGGACCCGATCGTGTGGCATTTAACATGGTGTGTATGAATGTAAATGCAGACACTGTTTGGGACGCTGTGGACTATTTGCTGGATGAAGGATTTTCTAACAAAACCATCACAATCGCATTGTACAACAATGGCACCTATCCAGGACCATGGGACGTGAAATACCTAACCAATGATCTTAGAAAAGCCACACTAGCACGTATGGATCAAAACAAATACAAACACATGCTGGGATGGCAAAATATTTGGGATTACATTACCAATCTTGGTGACACCGAATATATCAAAGAACTTGATGAGAGCACTTTGAAGAACCTGGATATCCTAGATACCAGGAGAAAACTTGACAGCCGCCAGGTGTTTCCGTTAGTATACACTAAACAAGGATGATGTATGAATCAAGAGCAACGAGATAAAATTGACAGGATTAAACAACATGCAGATAGAAAAATCTGGGTTACCTTCCGCAAAGAAGGCATCCACAAATACCCTGCTGCCGCAACTGATCCTGCATTGGCCACAGGCGATGAGTATGACGTGAGTTTTCTTGGTGTGCCTCACAGACACATCTTTCACTTCCGTGTGTGGATTGACGTGTTTCATAATGATCGAGACATTGAATTTATTCAGTTCAAACGCTGGTTAGAAAAACTTTATGCAGGTGGAACACTAGAACTAAACTTCAAAAGTTGTGAAATGATCTCAGACGATCTGTACCTGCAGATTGCTCAAAGGTATCCTGACCGAGCGGTCTGGATTGAAGTGGCCGAAGATGGTGAGAACGGCGCTTTGATCAAGTATGAAATTTCTCGCCCAAGTTTATCAATTGTAAATTAAAAGGAAAAGTATGGCCAAGCCTACAATCAAATCCAACCCACGTGTAACTGAAATATACGAGGACCTAGAAAAGTACCTAGAGTTCTGCCAGGACTATGGCTACCGCTACAACGAAGCGGACTTGTATAACTTCAAGAGTTATGCATTTCAGCAGTTCAACAAGTGGATGCTGGGCAAGAATGCCAAGAACATGTGGTGGGAAGATGCACGACGCTTTGCAGGATATCGTCCTGCATGATTCATGTGTTCTTTGTTCCGGGAATGTTTGGATCTACAATTGAGTACATCATGAGATCCTACAGCAATGAACTAACACCAGTCAATGGTAAAATTCTTGCTGATGGATCTATGCACTCATTTAGTAAATCTGCACATTTTAACAACATTGAACATATCAGTGATTTTTTTGAATCTGATAAAGTTGTTGAAGTAACTACTCCAACATACCCGTTTAAACAACAACACTTATCCGAGATACTAGAATACTTTAACAAGTACAACATTGTCAACCATCCTTGTATTCTTATTCATGCAACAGATGTAAAGGCAGCCGAGCTGAATATGTTATTTCAATATCATAAAATTTCGGCTGGCTTAGGACTTGGATTAGATATTTTTTGCAATGGCAATGAACATAACATCACAGCTTGGAATCCCAATTACACTCATTGGTCACAAATGCACCCATGGCAACTACGTGAATGGATCAGTTTATTTTATGTTCCGTGGTGCCAAGAGTGGATTGAATCTCCTAAGTGTGTTGATAGCAGATTTTTAACAGTAAAAAATACTGATTTTTTATTTGATACTGTAACTACCTCTAATAAGATTTTTGATCACTGCAAACTAACCCAAAAATCTGGGCTTGATAATTTTTTGTTGGCCTGGCAAACGACACAACAATACATTATTGATGAGTTTATGTTGTTAGATCGTATTGTGGAATGTTCTATTATCAACCAACCACTAGAGTGGCAACCAATCAACATCATAGCAGAAGCTATTGTTCAACAACGGCTACGAGCAAAAGGTTATGAGATTCGATGTGATGGACTTGACAAATTCCCAACTGATGCTATAATGTTTAATACACTACTAGAGAAAGTACCCCAATGAGAAAACTATACTACATGGGCTTAGAAAGTTACGAAGCCCGTTACACACTGCAACTAACAGAATGGAACCGACGTGTGTTTGATCGTCGTGGTCTTGACGTTGTGTATGTTCCCGGAACAACCATTGATAATAGCCAAGCTATTTCAGTAGGTCAAGTGCTGGACGCACATGGACGCAGTTATTTCGGCATGAGCCAGATGATGAACTTGGTTCAGATGATGAAGAATGGAGAGGTCACAAGTGCGGATGTTATCTACTTTGAAGACATGTTTCAGCCCGGTATCGAGAGTTTACCCTACATCCTTAATCAAGTTCCTGCTGATCAACGTCCTCGCGTGTATGTGCGCTGTCTTGCTCAGTCCATTGATCCTGATGACTTCGTACACGTATGGGGTATGGCAAAATGGATGGGACTCTACGAACAAATGGTTAATGAGTTCGTGGATGGAGTTCTCGCCACAAACGAAGAGATGGTTGCTCATATGCGCATTGCTGGATGGCGTGCTCCTATATATAATATTAGTGGCCTAGCATTTGGCAAGTCGGAAGTGCTAGAACGCATTGGTGGTGCAGAGAATATCCGGCCATTTGATCAGCGACCACGTCGTGTGGGATTTGCCGCACGGTTTGATCAAGAGAAGCAGCCAGGTTTCTTTATGGACTTGATTGAGATGTATGGCGAACTCACTACAGAGCCTTGTGAGTTTGCAATCTACAGTGGCGGGCCTTTGCGAAGCAACAATCA